GTTAAGAACAGCGAAGCATATGGTGCAGGTGCTGAGTGTTGTAGTAGTGTACCACCCTGTCCAGTGATGTCAATATCTCGGAGATTGCTGCTGCCAAGGACATTACCTACTACCACTGTGCTGTTTTGTGATAGTGCTATCAGATGGTTACGCATCTGGCCTAAAGTCAGTGTATTAAAGTCTATGTTTTGCGCATTAACATCTAAATTTTGCGGCACTTGATAAAAGCCAAGTTTACTGATTTGACTGCTGTAGACTAAAATTACAATTTGATCACCAGTAGACAATGTAGTCGACAACGTGACTGCACTGTTGGCCAAAGTCCATTGGCTGGAGTTTAGATAAGTGTAATTCTGGAATACTTTTAAGTAAGGTATACTTGCGGCAGTATTTGGAGTTACATCAATCTTAAATGGACTGTTGGTACCATCATAGACATAGGTTATCTGTTGATATTGTTTACTGTCTTCTGGAACAGTGGTCCAGGTGTTTCTAGGTTGCAGTGTCTGACTGTCGATAATAGTTTGTAGATATCCATGGTTGATATTATATGTTACCACTGTACCTGTGCTGTCAGCATAGGTAAATGTGTCAGTGTTAAAATAGTTTTGGAATTCGATATCGCCTTGTGTATTGAAATTTAAATATTTTAAAGGAAAACCCAATACTGAATCAACAGGGCCGTTATTAGTCGTTGAACCATCAGTGTTAACTGTTACGTTTTCTAAATAACCAAATAGTCGTGTACCTTTAAAGTTACTCTTAGTGTATGTTAAATAACTTTTGCCTGAAGGATCTAATACATCAAACAATGGGGGTTGTTGTACTCCATATTTTTCTTGAGATTCAACCCACATTGAACCATCGTACCACCATTGCCTACCAGCATACTGACCTTGCGTTATCACAGTGGTATCATAGGTACTAATATTACCGTCTTCGGCTAAAGTTAGTTCAAGATGCACAGGACCTGTTGGTTCACCTGCATTATCCACCAAATACTGCACTAGATTTATCACATAAATTTTATTTCGAACTTCAGGATCTTCATCTGCGGCAAATATAACACGCAGTCCGTCAAATACCTGTACACCAAACACAGCTACATAATTACCTGTGTTACCTGTGATCAATTGATCAGTGATAGGCAATGGGTTACTACCAGTACCATCATAATTATAATTCACAGTCCAAGTATTACCTGATCCAGCAGTAATATATGTACCGGCTGTGATGCCATATCCAGTTAACTGCATACCAACAGTAAATGATCCAGAGATCGTGCCACGAAGCGTTAGTGTAGTTCCATTGATACTAGCCAATGTAGCACTGGCTGTAGCATTAACTTGTGATAGTCCTTGAAGATTAGTAAATGCGTCTAACGTAGTTTCATCTAAGATATCAACTGGTTTCAATCCAGTGCGACCATAGTTGAATAATAGTGTATCAGCAGCAAATTGTACGATAGGACGTTGGCCGCGACTGGCTTGATCGAATGTTGGTTGTTTGCCATTATATTTTGCTGTGGCTGTGATAACATCTAAATGGAACCAACGGTTATTGCGTGACCAAGCATTACGATCAATGCTTGAACGATTGATAGTGATATAGTCTGGAAATAGTTGTCCTGGAAATTCTATAGCATTGTTGATATTAAATTTTTCTGGCGTTACTAACTCAGCCACTGGTACTAGTCTGATACCTTGGCTACTGCCAGGTGCGGTGCTACCGACTTGTTCAACGTAGTATTGGTTATTTTGATAGCTAGTAGGTGTTACATCAGTACCAAATTGTATTTTTAATCCTGTGGTAAATTCTACACCGTTAGGACTGGTGTAATTTTGTTGCCCTAGGATATCATTTTCTACATCGATAGTCCAACCTGATGGATCTACCACTCTGATAGATTTAGTAATCAACGGATCTGTGCCGTCTTGGATATATAACGTTTCCAATGGTGCAGTGATTAATGGCATCTGATAGAAAAGACCGTCACCGTCTTTGTAGAATTCTTTATTGGCGTTCATCACTCCGTAACGGATATAGACTTTCTGATCGATGTCAACCACCTGATCTGGGATCAATTGGATTAACGGATCTGGATCACCAGATGCTGTTGTGATACCAACATCAATTAATACTACCTTCCAAATATTATAGCGGATATCGCTGTTGACCACAGCACCAGCATTGTATCCTGGTACCACATTGCCGTCGTTGTCATGGACAACTGGCGCGGTCCAGTCAGCATCTCCACCCTGATTGGGCCATGAAGATGTACTGACAAAAATCAATTTCTTAGTAGTAAGTTGTTGTACAATACCATTGTATTGTGGATACTGTGTGGTAAATTGGCTGAACGTTTTGTTTTGCCAAGTGTTATAAGGTACCGGGGTAGCATAGGCCAAATCATTAGCTACCAATGGCATTGAAAGATATTTGTCTTGTGCTGTGGCTTGTGGAACTTGAAATGTAACTGTACCAACTTCTGCGCCATTGTTGCTTACGCCCATGACATTTCGTGCGCTGAGTGTTCCTGTTGCTGTGGTAGCTCCACTGATGCCTGTATTAATCTGTATCCAGAACGGAGATCCTGATTGATCGACTTCAAATTGATATATACCACCTCTGGCCAAAGTCAATGAATTATAAACTATACCATTAGATGTAAATATGTATCGGCTGGTATTGATATCACGTTTGACTGTGAATGTTTGTGTCAATGGCAGTCCTTGCGTTATTACATCAACAGGGTCAGGACCATCAGGCAACCAATAGTATTGACTGAAATTAACAAACTTATCATATGAAATCAATGGATCAAAACTGTAGTATTCTTGATTGAATAATCTACTATGGTTGTTGGTAATACCGCCATAATAATCAATTTGATTTATTAAATCTACATAAGATGAAAAGAATTTAACTTTGTCTTGTTGATCTCGTGTTACAATACTGGGTTCAAGTTGATAGTCTTGTCGATCTGCTGTGGGTTCAGTGATATAGCTATCACCCTTTTGATAGGTAGGTGCAAATGTGCGGCCAATATATCCGTATAGGTTGGTAAAATTTGGTTCACTGACTAACTGATCCGTAACTGCTGTGGTGAATTTACTATTCGTATCAGTTTGGAATACGCCAGGTAAAAATTTAAGTGTGCGTCTTGCGGCCATTGTCGTCCTAACTTATTATGAGCTTACAACTGCACCAGTCTGATTCAACTGTGCGGCTGTGATCGCTGAAATTATCTGTACATTATCTACTGTTGCGGCACTGGTAATAATCTCATTGATATTACAGTTAACCTGCATTAAACTACCAAATACACTGCTGTTGCTAGCTGGTACTATTGTAATGCTTGAAACGTTTGGAACCAGTTGCACATGTAGATATGCAGCCAATTCACTGAAGTAAAATGTTTCTTCAAAATCCCAATTAGCTATATTAAAATAACTGTTGATAGCAGCAATAACCTGTGTTTGGATGTCACTGTCACTGACTACCACGTTGGGATTTTTAATCACTAAGAAGTTTGCCTGTAGTGAAGGATCTGCCTTGGCTCCAAATAAAGGTTTGAATGCCGCAGGGTTATAGATGATAGTGTCACTGACTGCTTTGTAATTGTCTAGATTGCTGTAACTGTTTTGCAATTCTTCACTGGTAGGAGCAGTAGGTTCTGTCACTGTGCCAGTGGTATCTTGCAACCAAGAGATATAATCTGTAGCATAAGATTCTGTCAGTATGTACAAGTCAATGATGTTGTTTGGACTTGGGTCGATTCGACGATTGTTTGGACTGTTGTGTCGATATTGGAAATATAACTTCTGACGTCCGAAGAATGCTTGATACACATATACTGCATTTAATGTGTATGTTGCTCCATTTACTGACAATTGGTAGAAAGAATCAGTAGATGGAATATAAAATAATTGTCCATTTTGATAAATGGTCGCGGCCTGTTGTGCCTGTGTCAATGACGAATAGATTGAAACCACTGTGGTATTATCTACCGGAGTTTGTACTACAAAATTATTGTATCCAGGAGATGATTTAAAATAAACATATTTGCTGCTGGTATTGGTATCTGGACTGACCACAGTTTCAAATAGTTCAGGATTGTCAGGGAAGCCGTCACTGTTGGCATCAGCAAATGTTACTTTGATTCTATTTTGATCTACGTATCCATCAACTTCTGTGATGCTGTCGTAGATATTCCAAGTATAGTTAATGGCCAACGGACTATTGCTGTCTGGAGAACTATTGACTTTTAATAGATTAATTTGATCTTGTATGACTAATCCAGTGGTGATATCATAGATCTTAGTGGTGTTGTCATAGTAAAAATCTGTTTCTACTTCGCTAGAAAAAATGTAATCCAATCCACGATAGTGTACTGTGTATGTTTGGAATTGTGTGGTAAATGCTATTAACCAACTGGTGTCTAATCCAGTGCCGCTGGTATTACCAGTGTTGAGCAAACTGAAGTCACCATTGATATTTAAATCTTGTGGTAGTATTACATTCCAAGCACCTGATTTAATGTCATAGCGTAGACCAAAATTTGCATAGGCTTGGATATATCCTACCATGGTTTTTACCAATGCTGACGGGAATGTTGTATTAAACACAGCAAACACTTTGTCAGCTATAGCACCTGAAGGTGGTTGTTGGCTGATTTTAATTGGACCTATACCATTGGGTAAATTACCTGCACCACCAGGAACGACGCCACCATACTGTAATTGGATCACTGCGGCATAGATATAATATCTATCACCAGGATTACTTGGAGTGCCTGCCTGTACGTTGTTTTGTGCATCAAAATAGTTGCCTGGCCCTGCGCTGAATCTCACTATAGAGTTTTGTACGATATATTGATTGTTGCTAGATACTGCTGAACCAACTTGTACTATACTGCCATTGGCATCAACGAAATATCCTGTTGATCCGTTAGCGATAGTCGTTGATTGATTCCAATACAAATTGCCTAATCCAATGGTTGGATAGTTCGCATAGTAAAACTGTTTGGTTTCGGGATTCTGTGTAATAGGTGCAACTTGATCATATATCACGCGATAGATGTCATTGTTGGTATTGTAAGTAAAATTAAATGTATTAACAAAAGGATCACGATACAGTATACCGTCATCACAGAAAATGTTTGTGCTGGAATATTTGCCAGTGACATCGATAACATCTAAATAACGGCTGATACCTGAACTGGTACGGTTAACTGCTTTGACTTTGACAACATCGCTGAATAATGTATAAGGTAAGATGTTGTAGTCTTCACCCGTGATCATACGATTCTGTGTGTAGAATTGTTGTGGGGCTTTTTGACGTATGTCGTCAAGACTTTCACGTGTTGCTGAATTAGAGATTGTATATTGTAAACTAGCTGTGATAGTTAATGTCTGTACTGTACCAGCAGAATTAATATAGTTAATAGGAATAATGATGCCTTGCATTTCATCAGGTGTGATCTTATATTGCAGTGCATTACTGGTTCTGAAATAAACACGGAAATTGCCTTGTGGAATATTAGCAAATGATCCATCACCAAATACCAATTGTATCTGATCACCAGCAAGACTATTAACTTGATAGATATTTAAATTTTGACTTTTGTTATAGATAACATTGGTTGCGGCCACTGCTGGGACTTTTTCCCATAAGGTACTTAACTTACCATTTTGATCTAGGCTGTACAGCCAAACGTCTGTGTTGTTGATATTATTAACAGGAATAGTATAAACACGATTAGGCACGCTTTCAGCAAAGGTAAAGTCTTGGCTTTGTAATGATCCTTGTGTAAAGTACACAAAGAATCCTGTGTTAGGACTGTGATTACCTAGGTTATCATTTTCATTCATGATGATAAATGGAGCACTAGGATATGGATTTGCTTGATATACGTATGATTGTCCTGCGCTGGTCGCGCTAACAGCTTCAAATGTCATTGGACTTCCAGCGATAACAGAACTAAAACTGTAGACTGCTAGAATGTTAGGTACTAGATTGACCTGATATTCACTGTAGGTAATGCCATTGATTACTTGACTATTGCTGGGTTTACCAACCACTTGATTGTTGGCTAAACTTGCATTTAAAATCAGTGTAAATTGTTCTTGCCAATTGCTGTTGTTGGCATCAGCCCAATTGACCACTAGTCCTGATAAATTAATACCATTGCTGTCAGTGACATTGTCAGTGGTACTGACTGATTGGAATTTTAGTAGACCTGAACTGGCGATATTGCGTTTGGGATTGTAGCTGATTAGTCGAGCAAGTTTAAGTATACTGTCGCGACGTTGCGCAGTATCCATGAAATTTTCGCGAGCATTTAAGTCACCACGGAAAGCAAGACTTTGGCCTAAGAAAGCCACCATGTCTATCAAAGCGATAAATTCACTTGATTCAATAAAATCGTTAAAGTCTTCAGGATAATAAATCTGAAGGTAACTGATCATTGATGCACGTAGAGTTTCAAAATCGTAGCTTTGGAAGTCTGCGCTACGGAATGTTTGATACAGTTTAGTCCAATCTTGATTGACTAATAAACTGGTTTGTCGTGTGGTAATTGCCATCTTTATTCCCTAATATAATGTATTTATCAGGAATAAAAACTACGCAGTTAATTAAGTAACTGAAAGAGTGTTGGTAGTGCCGTTAAAGTTCATTAACATAGTATTAACCTGATTTGTTAATACATAACGTAGTTGTACTTCTATTTGCAGGCCTTGATCATATTCAGTAACTACGATATTTTCAAAGCTGACTCGTGGATCATAGCTGGCCACTGCTTGCACATCTTGGGTTATCACTGCTTGCAAGTCTGCTGTAAATGGTTCGTGTAAGATATTCCAGATAATGGTACCAAAACTAGGGTTCATTAACTTTTCACCTTTGCGGATATTAAAGTTATTCAGTATATCTTGTTTGATCAGTGCAAAATCTGTCAAGCGAAAGTTCTTGCTTGAAGATAGTGTACTAAATCCTTTATATGTAGTTGCCATATAGATATTTATCCACCTAAAACTGACGGAACTGTTGGAGATAGCACTGATACAGCATAATAACCTTTGTTATAATAAGTGCCGCCCGTGGTACCATATTGATCCGCACCGCTCGCACCATTACGATAATTTTTAGCACCACCAGGACCTAGTAAGTGAGCAACTGCACACATACCACCAACATCAGGTGAATTTTGTTCATCGCTGATAGCACCTATCTTACACATGCTGTTATAGTTGCCTTTGGTATAAGCGAACATGGCGTTTTCTTGTTCACCAGGACTGTTCAGCCAAGTTTGTAAACTGTCCATGCCATTCTTACCTGTCCAACTGTTGGCATTGTTTAGTGCCGCATTGTTCTTACAGGATGTTTTTACATATCCATAGGTTTGTAGTGCCGCAAATCCAAATTGATATTTGCCGACATACCCAATGGTATTGACTGCTTGATAGTTGCCACCACTTTCGCTTTTGCCTATCTGTGCGAAATAAGCAGTCAGCATGTCACTGGTCAATGGACCAATCACACCAGTTGCAGGAGGTTGTTTTCGTATGTCTGTTGCACCGGCTGGATTTTGTACACCTTGACCTTGTGCATTTTTAGTAGAGTCTACTTTGCCTGTATATGGTCCTGGTTGTATGGCGGCTGTGCCTTCGTTTGGTGGAGTTACTCTAGTATAGGGTTCGTGTGTAGGTGCCGCAGTCACTATAGTGGTCAATGCTCCAGGAGTGGATTGCCAAATTTGATTGGCATTTTGTTTAGCGTCCGGTAACGAATTAGTAGTCAGAGGAGTCACTGTACCAGCGGCTTTTGATTTACCTGATTGTAAATACCAACTACTGCCATCAACAGCAACTATACCTCCTGCTTTGAGTGATATTTGTCCAGTAGCACTAGCTGTTAGTTCCCCGCCGACGTTGAATTGGGCATTTCCTGTTGATTGGAAGTTAAATGGTCCGTCGGTGTATAAATTAGTAGTAGTTGAATCTAACTGGAATGTACCAGTTTTCATATTAATACTGCGTTTGGCATTGAGGTTGATGTCAGTATCTGAATGTAGATTAATAGCAGCTTGGCTACGCAAATTAAATCCGTTGGTAGCAAATAGATTTATTGATCCATCTGCTGAAAATTCTAACCAACTGGTTCCTTCAGCATTGGCCACGTATAAAAAGTTCTCGCTGTCATTTAATAGAATCTGATGTCCGGCAGCTGAACGCAAGCGCACCAGTTGATTGTTGTCTGCAGAATCACCGTCGTCCATGATAAAGGTGTGTCCACCTTTGCGTGATTTAACAGTAAAGTAATCTGGTGGTAAGTTGCCGCTGTTTAATTTGTCTTGATATGTAGGATCGTCTGCAGGATCTTTTAATGGTCGTCCTGGGGTACTAATACCAAATACATAGCTGGGGCTTTCTCGTTGGCTACTGCTGGTGATCGCTCCACGTAAAGGGTCTTTTTCTAATCCTTGTCCTTGTAATATATTGTATTGTGTTTCATGGATAGGTTTGGCGATGTTATAGAAATCGCCAGCAGTAAAATCTTTGCCTATGTATTCGTTAAATTCTACCACGGGCACCACATCACCCGGTGCATATGATCTTTTATCTGCATCACTGAGACTGGTAGAGTCTACACTGGCAGTACCGGCAACTGCGGGTATCATGTAGTGGCTGAGATTGTCACTGACGCAGGCCAACCAATATCCACGTAAAGGATCGCCTGCGATGAATAATACTATAACCTGTACACCAATGTCAGGAGGTACCATCCACATACCATAACTGTGATTCACTGTGGTAAATGTGTTGGTAGTAGGACTGGTATCTGTTGACTTATATACTTGGCTCGTAGCACCCATAAAAGGGCTAGCATAACTGACTGTGCGCCAATTACCTGGATCATCTTGCGGGCCACCAAGATCCGGAATCCATACCTGTACTCGGCCACTGCGTGTGGGATCTAGATTGTTTTTAACTATACCAATGTAGGGATAGGGATCAACACGAGTACCTGCGGCTTCTTCTCTGCGCAGATTTTTAATTACTTTGGTACCTACTCTTGATTCAATTGCCATATTGTTATTTAATTCCTAATTATGGTGGAGTAAAACTATCACCGTAACGTGGTTTAGTTACATTACCTAATGCATCAATCGGTGATGTTGACCCGTCTGGTGCCGTTGCTGTTACAGCTTTACCACTGGCATCGTAGGTAATTGTTCCACCAGCAAATATAGGATCAGGCAATGTTTGATTTGCTCTAGTATTATTGGTAGTTTCAGGATAGCTGTTATTTGCCTGCTGTGGTGTTTCAGGTACTTGCGCTTGTGGTTGGGTGTTATCATTTATAGTAGTTGATGGCGCTGTGTCATTGACTGCCATCAAATCTTGTTGGCCTGGCATATAACCCCCGCCGGCTTCTTCTGTAGGTTCTCCGGCATAGCCACCAGAATAGTCAGGACCAATGGATGCAGTTTCTGTTACTGCGGCCTGTCCTGGTACTTGATTACCTGTGTCGGCTTGTGCAGCATCGCTCGGTGCTGGACTTCCTCCACCAATTAATATGCTAGGAGTTGGTGCTGGTGGCGGTACACCTACTTGTGCTTGCGGAGTCAATGGTTGTCGATTAGTTGACTGTATCTTACCATCTTGTCGTGGCTCTCTAACCAATTCTAATTCTTGAGTGAACTTACCATCTCTGAAATCACTAGTAACTACTAACACTTTATACAATCCCGAAAAAACACTGCGTTGATAATTGGTGTCAAATTTCATCAGCCCAGTACTTTCGTCAATGTCAGTGGGGATTTTAAAATTTACTTCTACGTATAATGGTCCTGAATCAAACACCAAACTACCATTACTAGGCAACAGTCTTGGATCTTTGTTTGGTACTGTGGCTATATTTGTACCTGGTAGTGGCGGATTATAAAATACATCATCTTGTTTGATATAGTCAGGATCGCCAATGATCTTTAGTTTAAGATTCAGCATGTCTGCTTTGCTGGCTGTCATTAGGCTGTCTGCTAGATCCAGGCTGGCAACTTGTTTAGGTGTAGTATTTAAACCAGTGGCTGCCGCTTTAGAATTTTGTACTACAGGTTTTTGTACGATAGGTTGTATGGTGTTGTTAAAGTTGGGTCCAATAGTTCCGCTGGTACCCGTGGTTCCATAGGGACTGGTAGCAGAAGTATAGTTTGGCGAGTTTGATGTTTCTGTATCGGTGGTAGCTTGTTCTGCTGTGGGATTAACCGTGGTTAAATTATCTCTATAGGCCGTTACCTGATTGTAGTACAGAGCATTGAATGTCATGTCAAGATCTAATACATCATCATTGGCTCCTGTATACATGTAGTTGTAGGATTTTACAGGATATTTCACAGTACCTTGAGGACCGATTGGCAACCAAAGATTGTATATGGTATAAGGTTGTATACAGTAGGTGATTTCTCTAGCGTAGATATTACGCACAGAATCGAATCCCAACAGTCTAATCGTTGGCACTATCTTAAACCACTTCAATGGCACATTGGCCAGTTCTGCTTTTTTAGCCGCATAACTAGGATCTTCAGGAACAATCAATTGTTCTTCTATGTAATCACTGCTTCGTATCACATATTCGAGAAGTTTTTCTATGGTGGTACCTGATTGTATCCTAAACAATGCTTTGGTAGCATCATAGATATTCTGTGCTGATCCTGTTTGATTGGCTCTGGCCATGCTGACTTGGCTAGCACTCATCGGAGAATCTTTCGGTGTGTTGGTCAATGCTGTGGTAAATTTGGCATTGGCTATGCTGTCATCGGTAAATTGGAAACGATATACATCAGCTACACCAATCTTATTATTTTTTTGTAATTGATCATACCATGCATTGATAGCAGTACCATATGCTTTGGCCTGTGTGAACACTGGACCAGTCGGTGTAGTAGCAGCCGCGGCCGGTGTTGTGTTGAAATTTGGTGCCACTGGACCATTGTAATTAGTACCTCCCCATGGGCTTGCGGCCACGCTGGCAGAATCTACAGGTTTGGGTTGTGGTGCTGTTGTTGAAGCTTCGCGTTGTGTTCCTGACTGTGCTGATGCTACTGCGGCAGCTGTAGCAGAATCTAATACTGATTGAAAAAACTCACCTACTGTAGATGCTGTTACTTCAAAGTTTGCTGGGGTGCTTACAGAATCTGCGTCTAATGCGCTGTGATGATAGGGTGCAGCTTTGATATGATATTCTGTTCCTCTGGTTGTTACTTTGATATCCATTTGTAATAAGCGCCATGGAAATCTTTTCTTTAGTGCATCTATAGAACCTTGCAGATTACCAGCACTGTCTATAGCATAGAAATCAATCTGCATGACATAAGGTATATCTCTATAGTTAGGTACCTGCATGGCATCTGCCATTTTTAAAATACGTTCTACTAGAGTAAATCCATAAGGTTCAATCAACGTAAATTCAAATTGCAATACATTGGTGTTTCTATTTACAGCACCCGGAGCCACAGTTGATTGCATGGTAAAGTTTTCGAAATAGAAATCTTCACTGAAAAATTCATTTCTAGGGAATGATGAAGATACCCCCTGGGTCCATCGTCCAGCACTGGCCACTAGCACATTTGCTGGAGTATAGTCTTGTGTTTCAACTACTATGTTAAACTGTTTAGGAGTAAG